TTCTTTTCCTTGTCAGTTTGTGGGGGATCTTGCTGCCCAACTCTCTGACGCTTATTATAAAACTTTAGTTGACCTTTTTCTGTCTTGGCAACAAACTCTTTGGTCTTTGGATCATACCACCCACCATGACCATCACCAACCAGACCCATGCGCTCTGCCTGCTGTACCGCAGTAGAAGCAGCTGCCTCAGACAAGAATTGGAAAAAACTTTTCATTACTTACAGATTTCAGATCGTATTGCTTTTTCGTTTGCGACAATGTAACTGAGGACACCGTTCCTCATTTTCTTATATTTATTCATTTCTTTATCCGTCTTACAGAGAGAAATGTTTTTATCGAAAATGAGATAAACATGAGCAAGGAAATCATTGTATCTTTGTCTTCTGTTTTTCGTAGAAGACTCAAATGAATTCAATAGTTCTTTAATGTGTGGGTTCATAATCAGTATAATTTTACATGTATTCCACCAGTAAATTGAGCAGATAATCTTCGTTGTGGACCCATAGACCCACTAGCCGACATGATTTCTCTCTCTTCCCTATTTAATCCACTCATAACACCAATCGAAGCAGCAGCATTATATAAATTTTGAATGACTCTGGTTTTAATTCTTTCATTCTGAATGCTGTTTATTGAAACACCAATTTCACCAGAGATAGTTTTTAATTTGACTGAGTTTGGATTATCACCATACTGCTGTATCCAACTTTGAGGAAGATTATCACCATTAATCGACTCCCAAAGATCATTCAAATATCCTAAAGCATTAGGTAGATTTGCCTCATTAATTGGCACTCTTTGCGAAACAAAATTATTATTTGTTGTAGATAGATTTAGGTCAGTATCTCTATAATTCTGTTTTATTCTATTCAGTTCAGTTATTCCTTGATTAGAAGTTTCTGAAATAATTCTAGTATAAACGTCATTTCCTATTGATCCATGTCTAGCAGCAGAAGAACTAGTTGCTCCAGTCTGACTATAAAAAAGTTCTAACTGTTTTTTATTTACGTTGAACTTAATCATCACCACTTTTTCAGATCCAGGAAGAACTTCTCCCCTAAGATTTTGTATTTGCTCCTGCCTCATGTTTCTACCAAGTGCCTGGTTGAGACGTATGGTTCTTAAAGTAAAATTGATTTTTACATCCTGATTACCAGTTGTAAATTCAATAACTGGGGGATTTCTTTGGTTACTAAGGTCGATTTGATCCACAAAATACTTACTGTTCATTAAAGCAAAGTGTGGAGAAGATGGATTTAGCTTCTTCAAAGAAACTGGAATGATTGTTCCCTCATCATATTTTTTGTGTAAAAAATTGTTTATGACATTTACATTTCTTACTTGATGTGATGCCATTCTTTGATTAAAATGTATCATATCCTGAAGACCTTTGGGAGTGAAAATCCAAATGTCTGCTGGGTTCCATTTATCTGGTTTAACTCCACTATTCGCTAAAGCAAAAATTTTATATGGATTATAATTTAAAGGAGTAACTCTAGCCCCATACGCAAATATTTTATCATTATAAATCTTCGCATTGTTTGGAATGTTCAAATTCTCCATTAATACTCTTGCTTGAGCATTTCCATTATCAAGCCAAGTATGGTTTCCAGTTCCAAGAGATCCAATAGCAAAAGAAGCTAATCCTGCTCTAACATCTGCCCTAGAAAGGGAATCACTTCCCGATACAACAATTTTCTGTCTTATACTTGCGTAGGTTGTCATATTCAATCCACCAGTATTTGGATCTATAAAATCACTTTGCTCCAAATTTTTTCTATGAACTAACCGATAAGCAAGACAATACTGAGCTAATATCTCACTATAGACTTCAGTATTACGACCACCAGAACTACGTTGGGTTGCGGCAAACTGCCCCCCAAACTCTCCTGTTTTTGCTAGAGCTCCTAATGGTTTTCTACCATTAGTTTTACCAATAACTCTAATTGTCCTTGCAGTTGTTGATGCTAAAACAGTTTGAATTGTACCAATAGGAGTACTTGGTCCATATGTTTCATTTCCGACTATTAATGAAGTCAATTCATCACTGCTACCATCTTCAAATACAAACTCTTCACGAGAAGTAAATTTTCTAGCAAAGGTCGTTATACGACCACCCCTATTACGTAGTTCCCTGATGGTTAGTCCCATAAGACTTTTATTTTTATTTAGAGTGCTCATGAGAGGACTTGAACCTCCACAGATAAATCTACTGGAACCTAAACCCAGCGCGTCTACCAATTCCGCCACATGAGCAGTATTCGCTATTTGCGAATGGAGAATAGCGGACTCGAACCGCTGACATCCTGCTTGCAAAGCAGGCGCTCTACCAACTGAGCTAATTCCCCTTAAGGTAGTCCTTCTCATTTTGATAGGGAACTACTTTACCAGTTTTTAATTCCCAAACGTAAACCAGATCAGGAATTAACCACTGGTCAACCCGATAACAATACTTCCAGTTAACGGGTTGAATACAGTTCATCACAACCATACTCCAAAAAGCAGCAAGATAGTTCAGAACTGTGTACATTACGATTCTACCACAGAACCAATGGCATCGTCAAGGTCTGTAATCACTTCACGAATTTCAAAAACACGTTCTGGACAAGCAGAACCATAAGTGTAATTTTTTTGTGCTTCAAAAAGCACTTGTCGAACCGCAGCAGCAGCACGAAGAGGAATCTCAATAGTTACTTTTTTCATTTCAATCAATAAATTCTATGGGTAGATAACTATTCAATACAACAACTTCCCTATCGGGAAATTGTGCCATAAGTTCTTTTACGGTTTCTTGAACTTCTTTTTCGTTTTGTTCATCAACAACACCCTTTGGAAGTGGGTTTCTAACTACAATGTACTTTGTCATCGGTCGTCCTCAGCACGGTTTTCAGAATAATAAACATCAAAACTACCACCAGGGTAACGTTTCTCAAGTTTCTTTACATTAGTTGCGATAACTTCATCGAAGGAAACGCCGAGTGCCATGCAGGCTTGAGCAGCATACCACATAAGATCACCGAGTTCAATAATAAGATGCTCACGGTTATCGTCGTTCCAAGGTTTTCCTTGAAAAACCATCTTCTTGATGATTTCAAGGAACTCCCCACCTTCAGCATTAATACCAACACCCGCAGTAAGAAGTCGCTCAATATTGGCACCCTTCTCGTCAAGGGCAACAAGGCGGTCGGAAAGAGCGACAAAATCTGTAGAGGCATCGCTAGTAACCGCATCAACAAAAGTTTGATACTTTTCAAAATCAATGTGCTTAGTCATTAAAATTTAAATCCGTCGAATGATTTTTTAGATTTCTTTTCTTCATAATCATACTCCTCTTCTTGCCCAGAGTCAAGTATGTCGTTTTGAGCAGTTTGCTCACAATCATAAAGGCGCATCTTGGCGCGATCAATACCAACAATAAACCTCTTGAAAACTGAGAGATCATTGTAGCGATTCTTTAGTTGCTTCACCATAAGTTGTCCAAGTTGTTCGAGCTCCTCGGTGCTAATAAGGGCAAACATAAGATCAGCAGTAGCAGGGAGACCAAAGGACTCAGAAGTGTCAGTAAGCTCAACATCACTGCTACCATAACCAGAACGAGTGGTCTGCGTGGCAGAAACGATAGGGACGTTTGCTTCAACAGCCAAGCCTCTAAGCTCCTCTGCAATAGCTTTAATATAGCTATATGAATTGACAGTGCCCGTTTGGCGATAACGGGAGGAAGCACATATATTAAGGTAATCAATGAAAATAATATCAGGGCGGAATGACTTCTTAAGTGCAAGTTCATTAAGAAGTGCCTTAAAGTGTCCACTGTGTGCTGATGCTGTAGGATACTCCTTAATTATAAGAGAACCCTGAGTCTTCTTTGATAGTTTAGTAACTTTAGTTTCAAATGTTGTCTTGGGCAGATCCGTTAGATCTTGGATATTGACATTGAGAAGGTTTGCATCAATACGTTCAGCAATTTTCTCCTCTGCCATCTCCATTGTAACGTAAAGCACATTGTGTCCGTTAAGCAAACAGGCGCTAGCCATATGACACATGAATAGAGACTTACCAACGCCTGTCCCAGCAAGAGCGACATTAAGAGTCTTATTAGGAAGACCGCCTTTCGTAATCTTGTTGAAATACTCAAGATCAAACGGGATACGGTCTTCCTTGCGGTGGTAAGACTCATAACGTGCTTCATAATCTTCAAGGTAGTTGTGTCCGATATGATTATCGAATGATACTGCTAGAGCATCAGAGAGAATACTTGGAATCGCATCACGATTCTTTTTCTCATCTCCACCATCAGCAATGTTGATGGACTCCATGAGAGCCAAATAAATGGCACGATCACGACACCACTTTTCAGTAGTATCAAGCAACCATTGCTTATCAACAGGAGAATCACTGAAATTACCAGTGATCTCCCGTGATTCTTTAACCTCAGTTTCACTGAGATCTGTGCGGTTTTCTAATTCAATTCTAAGTGCTTCAGTTGTGATAGCAGAACCATACTTGACAATGAACTGAGTAATTTCTTCAAATATAACTTTTTCAGTTCTTTGTTCGAAGTAATCTGGTTTTAAGAATGGAATTACCTTCCTGGAGTATTCTTCATTATATACAAGGTTTCTGAGAATAGTAGTCTCAATTCGTTCCATAGGAATAGTATTGTTTCGCGGCAGCATCAAGTTGCTGCATTACTTCAGGTGTGAAATAAGTTTCGGGGTCTTTGAGAATTGCTTTAGCATAGACTTTTTTGCCGTCGATCTCATAACGTCCTGCGACATTTTTCCAGAGACCGCCCAATTCACCGAGCTCAAGAAGACCATAATATCGATCAAGACCACGCTCATCATAATACAGACGTACCGTAACATCTTGGTTCTCCTTGCTTAAACGTGACTTAGCAGTCTTAGCCTTGATAAGGTTTCCGACGATTTCAGTTCCGTCTTTCTCCTTCCTCTTGCTGAGATGGATGATAGTAGAAGCAGCATACTTAAGACCGCTACCGCCTCCCATCTCCTTTGTAGGAACATAAGCGCCAATGACATCGTAGGTGTGGTTAGTGACAATCATGGGAATGTTTGCCTGACCCAACTTGAGTGTGAGCATACGGAACGCACCTTTAATAAGTTGGGATTTGGTCATGTCCCGAACTTGCTTGTCGTTGAGTGCGTCAGTAATCTCCTTCTCAGTGGAAAGCATACCTAAAGAGTCTAACACAAACATACAAGGTTTGCGCTCTTCTACAGGTTTTTTTAAGTATATGTCTACTGCCTTGAGTGCCTTGCTACGAAACTCTTCAACAGTAACAACGTTGACTACAACTAACCGAGTAAGGTCAATACCCCTAGATTCAAGTAGGGACTTGTTGACGGCAGCCTCAGTATCAAAGTAGAGACAATAACCATCGGGGTTAGTATCAAGAAAATTCTTAACCACAGCGAGAGAAAAGAAAGTCTTTCCAGTAGAAGACTCTCCAGCAATAGCAGTAATCTTATTCCCAGATACACCACCAAATAGACTACCTGAAACCAGTGCGTTAAAAATGTACGAACCTGTATCCACATAAGTTTCGGTCTCGTCGATGTCTGCTGCTAGTTTAGTGTAGTCATCACCAATTTCTTTTACAATATCTTTAAGAAAGTCCATAATCTTTTTTCCTATAGTTCATTTTCCAACACCAAATTTTATTGTATAGTGGTGTTGCATCTTCTCCGTATCTTTTTAATGATTTAAGAATTAAATCAATCTCATCTTCACTTAAATTTTTAAGCGACCATACCATACTGCTCCCTCAAAATTTTCTTGTAGGGAAGATCTTGCTCTCGCAATTCCTTCACCAGTTTGAGTTTTTGATACAGAGCAGTATCACCACCGAGAGACATTGCTTTCACGATAGTAGCAAGCTCATTGTCATTAATAGGAAGATCCATTAAAAGAAAAACGATTCTAGGTTTACAGTTTTTTCGACGCTCCACCCAATAGCATCAAGAATAGATTTGAGTGGTTCAACAAAACTCTTTTCAAATTGTAGATCATAGTCCACATACTTGTCAAGGTTTAGTTCTCTAGGAAAATCTTGAATGAATGAGATCACATTTTCCTGGATAATATTTGGTTTTTTGAGATAGAGAAACTTAATTTTTTCACCATTACCGATGAGTGAATATTTATTTGTAAGTTTTTTCTCTTTCACATAGTGATTAAACAGAAGTGCTCCACGACAGTGAATTGGAGTTCCCTTCACATAGATGTCTGATGAAGATTGGTATTTACGCACGTCGGAAGCAGTTCTAGGGAAAGCAATTTGCTCTGGTGGTAAAGCCTTGAATTCAGATCGGCACTTATCGATGAAGTCAATCACATCATCTTCTGTGCCACTCATCATCAGTTTAAGACCATCCTTAATCATCTGGCGACAAGGAGCAGGAGTGGAGGATTTAACTGCCTCAATACCCATCATCTTTAGTTTGGGTTCGTTGTATTGAACACCCTCACTATTCCATACGTTGAGAATGTATCGCTTCTTCGCAGTCCAGATACCACGTTCGGCAATATTCTCACGCTTCATGAACATCATTTGGTCATATGCCGAAACGTAGTTCGCAAGTTCCTGATAACTGGACTCGATGAATGGTTCCAACTTGTCTTGACAGATCTTATCAAGTATTCCAACAATCTTTGTTTTATCACCAGACTGATTACTAAAAAATTTAGTAACAAGAGGTCCCATATTAAGATAGATTGAATCAGTGTCAGATGCGATGACATAATCTTCCGCCTCTGTTTTTAACAGATTATTTAGATATTGGTTCATCTTGTTCTCAATCCAGCGGATAGAGACTTGCCCAGATAGAGTAATCGCTTCTGCGTTTGCGAGTTTGTAATATCTAAAATACTGATTACCGATAGCGCCATAAGCAGAGTTAAGCTGAATCTTACGAGCCATCTGGATATTGTTACACCGTGCGATTTCTTTCTCAAGATCTTTTGTAGGTGTCTTTTCATACTCCTGTTTGGCAGCAAGCATTTTCTTCTTATAGACGGTTCGATCCTTATAGATCTTTTCCATCAGTTCTGGAAGGAATCCACGAACATCCTTTCGGAACATGGCACCGTTGGCACATACCGCATAGTCTTTGTACAACTCAAAAGTAAGTTCCTGATTTAGGATTTTCTCAACAGTTGCGCTGGGATGTCTTTCCTCACAGAGGGTCTCTGGCGAGATGTTGTACTGCATAATAAGGTGAGGGTACAGACTATTAAGGTCAAAAGACACAACCCAATCATACTTTCCAGGAAT